AGGCAATATTTTCTTCATCCAGGGCTTTCAGGAATGCCGTTTTCTGTGTAGTCGTCATACTGGCAAACTCAGACGAATACTGCTGCCATTTTGACTGGATTGACGTAATAGCCTTGTCATAATCCGCTTCCATTTTCGCAATTGCTTTCTCACTGGCCGTATCCGTAACGGCCGGTGCATTCGTCTTGACATTAGCGGCTATTTCCTGTGCTTTGCTCCGGATCTGTTGCTCTTTCTGAGCATCGGCTTCAACTGCCTTCAGATGTTCCTGGGCATACAAGGCATCCAGTTTTTCTTTATCCTTCTGATAGTTCGCATTGAAGGCTTTGGACTCATTCAGCTTTTCATATTCTTTTTGGAATTTTCGATCTGTCAGTTCGACCTGCGTTGCCGTAGACTGGGCATAGCTGTCATCAATCTGCTGATGCGTCTGCAGTGCCTGCTCAATCATCTTCTTTTGATACTGGGCCTGCTGCTGCATAAAATTCCCGGCCCCGCTGGCACCCTGACTTTGTACCTTGCCATAATTGGCTTTTATCTGTTCAGCATACGCGCCTTTATTGGCCCCGCCGTAATAATCCGCAACACCGGCCCAGACATCGCCACCATTCACATCAATCTTGTCTTTCAGCATAGCGGCCCCAGCCATAGCATTGGAAAGAACATTTGACTGGTAATCCTGATACAAATCTCCAATTCTTATTCTTCCGCCATTCCCATCAGAAACGTCCTGGTCCGGACTCAGAATCTGCATCATGCCGCCACCGTTGCCGCCTTCCATAGTAAGGCCGCTGATGGTATCGCCACCACTTTCACGCATGGCGATTGCCAGAAGCAGTGCCGGATCCAGATTATAAGCCGTGGCCGCCGCTTTAATAGCCTGTGTATACTCACTCTGGTCCCAGTTGAACTGTTGGCGCTGGCCATGGCCCGTATCGGCAAATCCGGCATATTCTGCCATGTTGATGTACCCGTAGATGTTGAAAGCATCACGATGATCCGTATCATAATGAGACGATACCCCGGCACTGCCGCCTGCAGCGTAATAGCCTGTACCGTTTTCATCAATCATAATGACGTGCCCCGTCGGGTCGCCTTCACCGTCATTGGTAATGGCAACATCCCCCGGTTTAGGAACATACCCGGTTCCGGCCGGATGGAATGCTGCACCGGCATTCTGCGCCCAGTAATCCGCATTTGGCCCTAAATCCCAGGCATTAGAGACGCCGGCATTCGCCCATGCATTTTCTATATACGTAGTACAGACGACCTGTCCCTCACCTGTACCATATGTCAGCCCCGTAAGGGATTGCGCATTGTATATAGCACCTGCACGAGGGTCATATGTGCCTCCCGAAGAAGTTCCAGATTTCCCTGCAGCGCCACTACCGTTGATTCCATTAGAGTCGGAACCTCCAAACTGGGAAAAATCCGGCATGGAATATCCCGGAGAATTGCCGGGATTATCTAATGCTTCTTGCGCTTCCCTTCCGGCTTTCCGTCTGGCTTTTTCTTCATCTGTCATACTATTGCCGGTATTGCTCAGGGCATTGTTCGTCTGGAATATTTTCGAAATCAGGTCCTGCAGCCATCCTATTGCAGTCTGAACAAAACTACGTATGGTTTCAAGGCCGCTTTTTGCCCAGTCCGGCAAAACAGAATCTACCATATCTCCCAGGGCATCAGATACACGGCCCAATGCCGATGACACCCCGTCATACATCCAGTTAAACATAGCAATCAGTCCCGTAACTATATTGGATACCGTTGCCAGTAAAAAGGATAAGACAGACACTACGACATTAATAGCAGCAATAATAGCATAGATAGCTGCTGTAAATACTGTTGCCATCACAGTAATCAACGGGGACGCAGCCGACACCAGATTACTGATTGCCTGCCCCAGTTCACCCCACAGCCGTTTTAAAGAATCACCTGCCATATTCACAGCATCCATTGTACCTGGCATAACGTTCAGCAAATCCGTCAGCTTATGGCCGGATGAAACAAAAGCAGTGATAGCGACAGCTACAGCAGTCACAACAACGCCCAATGGGCCAAATGCCAGTACAAACGACCCGATACGGGCCAGCATCATCGGAATGGACGTGACAAATCCTTTAGCACTTGTTGCCAAACTTGCAATCCCGGCACCTGCAGTTACAGCTCCATTTTTCAGCAGCGCAAAACTTGTCGTCGCCGCCGCCATTCCAGTCGGCACACTCATAACAACAGTCTTTAAATTCGTAATTCCGGAAAGAAATGTAGTCGCCAATGGTAATGCTGCCAGCTTTGCCGATATTGCGAAATCGGTCAGTGCCGGAATAGTGGCAGCTGTCAGTACCGTTGCAAGACCGGCTGCAGCTATCTGCACCTCTGGTGGTATCGTGTCAATCAACGCCGGTCCCAGTCCTTCACTTTTAACAAGCGATGCGAACTGCTGGAAGCTGTCACCCAACGAAGAAAACAGATCAGGCAGGTTCAGCGCATCTGAAATCTGCTGGCCGACAGCAATGGCAGACTGACTGAGCCCATCCATCATGTTCGACCATGTACCGGTAATCGTCTTTGACTGTTGGTCCATCATGCCGCTGAAGCGTTCTTCCATACCGCCGACAAGCGCCTGCAAACCCGTCTGAGCATTCACAGTCCCTTTGCTGACCATATCCATCGCCTGGGGAATAGATACGCCTATTTTATCTGCCAGCATCTGCCATGCCGGAATTCCCGCTTCTGTCAGCTGAAGCATTTCGTCACTCTGTACCTTCGATTTGGCTGCCATCTGCCCAAGGGCCAGCGTAATCCGGTCAATCACTTCCTTACCCATACCCACACCGGCTGCGGCATCACCCACAGCTCTTAATGTCGGAATGATCTGTTCCGCTGTAAATCCAAATGCCAGGAATTTCTGCGATGCCGCAGCCACGTCATTAAACTCAAACGGTGTTTTTGCGGCAAAATCCTGCAACTGTCCCAACAGGGTCTTAGCCTGGTCTGCACTTCCCAGCATATTCGTTATAGCCGTCTGGACCTGCTGGAAATTCCCTGCCGCCTGAACGGCTTTAGCGCCCAATGCTCCAAGAGACGCGGCAATCCCGGCAATTCCAAGAACGGCCGTTTTAGATGCTGCCATTACTTCACTGCCCAGTGTCGTATTCAATTCTGCCTTGGTCGCCGCCAGTTCCTTCCGCAGTTCGGAACTATTCGCCCCAATCTTCACCAAAATACTCGTCACTGTCGCCATCAAATCCCGCCTCCTCTCGTTGTTTCCTGAACGATGTAATAAATTCGTCCCGTTCACGGCGCATTTCACTGCTTGTCTTTTCATGTAGGAATGGTTTGGCCAGCTCTTTTGCCTGGATGGGATGCTTAATATGGACGTTGATCATATTGCTGACGAACCATGCCGTCATGAACGCCCTGTCTTCCCGGCGTACCTGATACCCTTCAATCAGCTTATTCAATTCCATAGGCGTCAGCCTGTAAAACTCCCATGGCTTTAATCCTAACGGGCCATATGCCTGAGATTCAGCCCATTCCAGCCATTCAAAAAAAGACGGGGGCGGCGTATCGTCTGCCCCCTCCGCCATTAATCTTTTTTTTCGTCATCTACATCCTGTTTCGCCTTTTCCGTCAGTTCTTCCGGGAAGGCGGCATAATACGCCGCTTTCCCCAGGATGCCACTGCCGGCAATAGCCTTGACTGCCGGGACATAAAAATCTTCTTCCAGGCTTGCGCCTTGATCCAGTTTTTCCTGCATCCGCTGAGCATACCAGAGCTCATTGTGTTTCTTGTGATGAGCCAGGCCAATCATAAAGATCTTTGTCAGGACACTCAGATTTAATTCCCGCTGACTGACGATGCTGCTGATTCCACAGCCCGTTGCCTGTTCTAGCTGCATGAGACGGGCAATATTGAAATACAGGTACTGCCCGTCTCCAAACGCGTCAAAAGGTACTTTTTTCATGCCTATTCATCCTTTCTTATGCCCCTGCTGTTTTCAATTCGGACAGCGCACCATTGCCAGACAATGTGCCTTTAATCGTGGCGGCATCGTCATATTTCGTAGACAGGCTGAAATCTGTGATGGCTGCCCAGCCAGTACGATATTTTTTATCAGGATATTCAAATTTGACCTGAACAAGCTGTCCATCATTAAACGCATCTTCCAGGAACTGTGCACCTGCATCATCCAAAATAACAACGGATTCCAGGTCAATGCTCCATTCACGGAGTCCGGCCAAAGACGATTTCCAGCCACCTGATGTTTTATTACTGGTATCAATGGAATCAGCCTTACGTGTCAGATCGCCACTACGCTGACCGCCTAGCAGTGTCCAGGTAGGTGTTGCTTCCGTTTCCCCCGTATTCAGATAAATCAAATAATCTTTACCGACCGTTGCCACAGAGCCGGTTTTGGTTGGTGTTGCATATGTACGTGCCATACTATCACTCCTATTCTTCGTATTCTACAGTAAATGAAAAAATCGCAATGCCGATATCAGGACGCCCTGCCGGCGTTGCGAAAACAATTTTGTCTATACAGCTGTCCTGTGCCCATCCGTCAATCGTTCTGTTTTCGCACAACACGTCTTTGACTTCCATAGCAAGATCTTCAATATACTGCGTATCGTCTGCTTTGTTTTTGGGATTTGGGCAGATAATTTCTATTGTAAAAACGGCCGATGCCTGACGGCTATTTTTAGAATACGGTTCAAATGTAATCGTGTCACAACAGACATACCCGGTCAGTTCTTTTGGATAAGAAGGCCCCAGGACGGCTGATTTCCATACCATATCAGGAAATTCATCTTTCAGAATCTCTACGATTTCATTGGCTATCATCCGGAAACGGTTCATTATGCACGGGATAAACGGATTACCCCGACACCTCCCTTCCCGCTACTGTCTACCCCTTTAACGGAAAAATCCGTATAGGTCAGACGGCTTTCAATATCCTTTGCCATTTGGACATACATTTTGTATTTCTGATAATATACGTCGTCTGCCCGGTTTCCATCGACCATTACTGTCGGATCCGTACCAACGCAGGCGGCCGCACATTCCCTACAGGCAATCGCAGAGCCCAGCTGCTTAACCGCCGGACGTGCCGGCAGTTGGATATCTGTATCTGACAGGCCAAATGAGACGGCAAGCCGGTGCAGATAATCATTTGCATAGGAAATATCGCAGTCTCTGCATGTTAAGATTGTATCTGCAATGTCTTCCAGTGTAATGAATTCCATCAGTATGCCTCCCCTATTGCCTGCCGTACCGCACGTTCGAACCGCGAAATGACCTGCCGTTTTTCATGAGCGGCGGCATTGAAAATAAATGGATCTTTTTTCGTTCCGGGATGACGCACCCGTTTCGCAAACACAAACTGACCGCCTGCAGTCCAGCGCAGAGCCCGTTTATACCGGTTACGGATAATATGGCTGCGCGTTCCCTGATGCAGGTAAATCGTCACTAGGCGGGTCGTTCCGACAACGCCTTCGAACGAATCTTTATGAAATGACGTTTCGCCATGAATCGACCGTTCCGCGTCACCGTTGCGCGTTGTAAATTGATGCTCTTTCCGGGCCCGTTCCTGAATATCCTCGACGGCCCTGCGCATCGCATCCCGCAGGCGTGACTGTGTGCCGGCCGAAACGCGGTCCAGCCGGCTGACAGCTTCATCTAATCCTTTGACTTCAATCCTGATTTCCATAGACTTACGCGCCGGCTGTCGGGTTTGCCGTCATGCAGGCCAGGGCATTAGGCTGTACGACCTGGGCACCATAAACAAACAATCCTTTAATGGCATCACAGAAGGATTTTTCAGGCCGGAAAGCTTCCGTCTTGGTGACCTGGGACGCAAAAGAAATGGCATCCGTCGTACCAGCAATGATTTTGTATTTCGCATTGGCCGTATTCGGTACATTATTAGACTGGTAAATATTGAATCCGGCAGCCGTTCCGATGAGGCCATTAGCCAGGACAGCATCAGTCTTAGCCGTGCCGGCGGCTACAAAACGGTCGTCCTTGAGCATCAGTCCGTAGAACCAGGACGGAACAACGACAAATCGGCCGTCTGCCCGGACATTCTGATTATCCAGAGCACATTTAAGATCTACCAGAGCATCGTATGCCTGGGCCGCCGTGGTCAATGCCAGCGGCGTTGTATCTGTACCAAGCCCTTTTACAACGCCGGCTTTTTTGTAGAAGCCGGCAATGTACTGATCTACAACATCACGGACGCCATAAGATGCACGCTGCATAGCGGCATCAATCAGATTGACATTGGCCTGGGCGGCATCGACGTCATCGACTTTGAATGCAAAATACTTCTGCTGGTCAATTTTTAACTGGGTCGGCGTCCCATCTACATCATCCAGCGTAATGTCTTCCGTCTTTTTGTAATCTTTGATAGAAATATCGCCAATCTGATTGATTGTAACCGTATCACCGGCCTGAGAAATATCGCCTTCGTAATCACGGTTGCACAGATTGCCATAAACAAGGTTCTTATCCAGATGCGCAAGCAGTCTGGCCTCCCATATAGTAGGGATAAACGTGGTAATTGCCATTATTTCTTCACTCCTTTACTGATTTCATCCCAATGCTGATTGATTTCAGCCCGGGACATTCCTTTTAATTCATCCATTGTGTAGGCGCCATGATGAGATCCTCCGCCTCCCTGACCGCTTCCGGGATGACTGTCATTTTTGACCGCCCAGGGATTCGCTTCCAGCCATCCCTTTACCCCGTCTGCAATAGAGACTTCTTTATCTCCGTCTTTGAAAATCAGGCTGCCATCCTCTTTTGCACTCACATTACCCAGAAGTACCTGGGCAAAAACATCCGGCTTCACGGCCTTCCCATCTGTAAGAGCTGCCGTAATCTGTGATTTCATCGTTGACTGGATACGTTTGGCTTTTTCTTCAGCGGCAAGTTTTTCACTGGCAGTATATTTATCAGTCAGCTCTTTGATTTGCTTCTGCATACTGGCCATCTGTGTTCCCATCTGCTGAGGATCACCAATTTTCCTGACAATATCCAGAGTTGCTGTCAGATTGCGCAAGTTCTCGTCGATGTTTTCCCCGTCACGCAGGCCGAGGGCATCCAGTACCTTGTTCCGGCTCACGCGGTTCGTAGCGGCTTCAGCCCGGACCTTGCTGATCGCATCCTGCAGGTCAGCGACCATTGTCCCACCGTTTTCAATCTTACTTAACGCTTCATAAATCTGTTGTAATGTGTATGCCATTTTTGTACCTCCCGGGTATAAAAAAAGATCCGTTCTTTTACGTCTGCGGTCCGCGTCTGGCGGCGAAAAGACACCATATAAAATTGCAACAAAAAAGCGCCTACGTCAGGTAAGCGCCTTATAAACCTTTTATAGCTCGTTGTAAATCCCCATCAATATTGTCTTCTATTACTTCCCATTTTCCAGGGGGAATGCCATCATCATCTAAAGACCCAGGGCTGACAGCTGAATATAAATAATCTTCGCCAGAATCGTCCACAATCCTTAAGAATCCACCTTCAACACCAAGACATTGATAAACCTTATTTGATGTTAAACTGTCTACTCCAAATGACTGCCCTATATATCGGACTTTCATGACTATTCCCTCCTTTCTGTATAACTTTTGATTTTAAATAATATATCTCCCATATCTTTATGATGGTACCAATGAATATCAAAGAGATATTTATCAGATATAATCACTCCGACTACTTTCTGCCATTCCTGTGCCATCCCACCATAAGTTTGTGCCAATTTATCGGCAATCCTCAATTTACTACCGGAACCCAAACCAGCAATAACTTTTTTAGGAATTACCATAGTATGTTCAGGAATAAATGCATCCTTGCCCTTATCTTTGTACATCAATTGCTGGCCTATACTTATTTCTGATTTTATTATATCATCTGCTGTGTTCTCCAGCAATCGGCTCTTTGCCGTGATTGATGACCAATTACGCATATATTGGCGCCAGTCAGCCCTTCCTTTTTCCCAGGCGCGGGCGCCGTCGATTCCCAGTAAATAACAGCGTTTCTGATGAGATTGCCGCTTAAGATAGGCGTTACCGCCATTCCTGATTTGATTGCGCTGTTTGCTCTTGTCAATCTCTGTCACATAGACCAGCGACAGATGGCAGAGGCAGTGCGGATGCACCGGCAGTATAGGCGTCTTATCCTTCGGGAAAATTCCCGGCCCCAGTCCCCAAAGGTCAGCCTGTGCATACATGTCACAGATATCATAGTGCGGATGACGGCTTGACAGCGTCCACTTATAGGCAGCGACATCATCGTCTGTATCATAACGGGCATGGAACCCGTCAGCCCAGGCACGGGCCGATTCCGTCCGGGCAATCCGTTCCGCGACATACCGGCTTTTCTCCTCTACGGCCGTCCTAACGGCGTTTTCCATCGCTACTGTATCATTTGTCTCGACCGCATCCAAAAGTTGCCTATAGGCCGTCTGGAGCGATTTATTGGGTGCTCCGTCAGCACTCATGTTTTCCGTCTGCCGTCTGGCTCTGCGGATGAGACGTTGCAGGGTTGTCCGGTCCTGATCTGTCAGATCTGACCGTCTGGCAAATACTGTTATCGTATCAAGATACTGTGGCAATGACTGCCGGCGGATGATATGACCAGAATTATAGCCGTCATACAATGCCCTGGCCACCCGTGTCGCAGACGCCCCAAGCCTCTGCTGTGCCTGTATTGTCGATATAATCACCTGACGCATTTCGGTTTCAGCACCATGCAGTTTCGCAGACAACGTCATCCCCGACGCATCCCATGCCCCCGTAAGCTCTGGAAGCAATGGGATATCAGAGCCGGCACCAGCAGACGCTGCTTTCTGTATCACTGTATGGACTGCCTCAGTAAAAAATGACGAAACAGCTGCAGTCTGCATAGCCTTATCCACAGCATCGGGAACAGAATAACCGTCCGCCAGGTACATTGCCACTAATGCTATGACTTTCTGGCCCTTTTCTTTGTACGCCATCGAAAAAGCTGTCAGGATTTCCTGTATCGGGCTGTTCATCGTTAATCACCGCCATGTGGTTCCTGATTCGCTTTATCTGCCTGCCGGCGTTTCATGTCCTCGATTAATTCATCAAAGCGTTCATCCGGCATATCTGGGCAGTACACAGCCAGTACCCTTTTCAGAACTTCTTCCTGCAGGCCATCCGTCAGATTCATATCCAATACAGCCTGGGCCTGCGCCAGCTGGTCTGTTACATCGACAATCCCAAAATCGTCCGGATAGGATACCGTATACGTAATATCACTATTCACCCACCGGGCAACCAGTTCCATGACTTCCGTCTCCGCTCTAGCACACTGCATAGCAAAATTGGCTAACTGCTGATTGGTCCGCTCAAATTCCCACTGACGGGCAATCCCACTGTTATTGTTCTGTGTCGTACTGATGACGAACGACAGACTGGCCATACGATACATTTCCTGGATGAGGGACGCAATCTGATTCTGCAGGATAGTAGCCGGGTCAGATGGCGGCGCAATGAACGCCGGCGCATGACTGCTATCCGGAAGGTATCCCAATGCATTGTTTGTCCCGACAACTAAATCGTTGACATCCAGGGATGGAATTGTCAGCAGCGGAAACGTCTGATTACGCAAGATCTCACCCAGCCAGGAACAATGATTATACAAAGCCTTAGCGGTTCGGGCAATAGGTTCCAGTTCCGGCGTCGGCTTCATCGTCCGTTGTTCCAGCATCCTAGGGAAAAGCGGAATGACAGGGACACAGCCCAGTCCATGCTCGCCCGATGATTTCATCAGATTATCACCCCAGATCTCCCATTTAGTACGGTCGTAATACGTATACCGGTACTGATACGTACCGTCTTTTATACTGGCTACCTCCTTGAACCGGACATACAGCAAAGACCCAGTCTGATCTATCCCATATTCTTCCAGGTCCTGCGGCCCCAGTACATATGCAAATGGGATTTCCCGTTGCTGAAGCATTTCGGCAACGGTCCTTGACCGCCGTTCACTGGCATTATCCACCACGATGAAAGATACGCCGTACACTTTGGCCATAATTGCCGCGCGTTTCATAAACGTATGAATGTCTGCACCAGCAGTATCGACATCTTCCAGGAATGCTTTAATTGTCGCAGATGCCGGTCCCTGATAATCCCGTAATGGCTGCCGTTTAAAAATAGGATCTACCAATGCGTTAACGATAGGGCTGAAATAATTTAAATAATACGCATTCGCCTGGCGGAACTGGTAATCTTCCTTTGATTCACGTTTGTGTTTGTTGAGATACGATCCAGTAGCAAATCCTCCTGTCCCATAATACGCATCCCGTAATAATTGATACTCTGCCATGGCTCCCTCCTAATAATTAACGCGCCGGGATACGATTTTATCCCGGTTCATGATTTCAGACAGCCCATAACGAACAGCATCGATGCTATGATTGTTGACATCCGGATACGCGCTGATGAACTGGCCGTCTTTATTGCGTTCATATTCATACGCCACGAATTCCTTGTACGTATTGGGACAGCGCCGCTTATCAATGTAGATATGCGCACGGTTCTGTAGCCAGCGCATTCCGAAATCTATACTGTCCGGACCCTTGCGTGCTCCAGAAATACGAAGGCCGAAGCCTGCCATTTCAGCAATGCTCTTGGGTTCAGCGGCATCAGCCAAGATACGGCTGTCTTTAGCACGAAGTCTGATAGATTCAGCCGCCTGGCTGTTCGTCAGTTTCTGCTGATAGATTTCATCGAAGATATACAGATCTTCCCGTTTCGCGTCGTAGTACATAGCCACGTAAGCCAGTGGATCCACAGCAAAACCGAAGTCCAGGCCGTAGTACAACCTGTCAAAATTTCCGACAAGTTCATTGCTCATGGCCATGTCCTCGACGTTCTCAAAGACAGCACCGCCGGTGCCTGTGACTTCGCCCAGGTACTCATGACGGTAAGCCATTTCATTTTTAGCTTTGAGCTTCTCAGCGTCTTCAAAGAACCGTTCCCCCAGCCATTCCCGGGGTACGCCCAGATACGTCGAATGATGGACCAGTCTGTCCGGATCATCAAAAAGTTTTTCCTCGTTGACCCAGTTGTTCTGACTTTTCGGCGGGTTGAAAGAGCAGAACTCCCAGAAGACAGGGCCGCCGCGAAGCAGTGACTGGTTCAGGTTGCGGATTTCTTCCATCCCGCTGAACTGGTCCAGTTCTTCTATCCAGCAAATCCCGACGTAGCCGAACGGCAGTTTGATGGACTTAATTTTCTGCGGGTCATCGACGCCGAAGAAAAGAATTTTCTGCCCGGTCCGCTTATACGTAATCTCATGAGGAGACGTCTTGAAGCGGAACTTATCCGTCAGCCCCAGGGCATCAATGCCCCACTGCATCTGCGGATAAACACTGTTTTTGATAGTGTTGCCGACTTTCCGGAGTACGACGGCATGACAATCCGGATTCTTGATCATTAGCGGCGGTATCTCGATACTGATATCAGATGACTTCGTAGATCCGCGCCCGCCTTCCAGCCAATAATAGGTATGGTCATGCTGCTTTATGTCCTGATGTAAGCCCCAGAAGTGAGGCGCTATGATATTACTCAGTCTTATGGTCTTCATGGTCCGCTCCTATATCATCAATGATCTGAACGTCGTTATCATCATCCTGCCCGGCATCCTTCAATTCCTGTTCCAGCTTTGCCAACTTTAACCGCTGCTCTTTCACATCCATATCAGATGGATAGCGCTTCAGCAGGTTTTCGGCTGCCTTCCTTGCTGTTACACAATCCTGTTCGGCCTGCTTCAGTGCCGCTTTTGCCCGGTCAAAGGCAATCTGCGCTTCTGCCAGTACTTTGTTGTAATGGGCTTCTTTTTCCCGCTTGCGCTGGTTTTCTCCATTCTTTGCCAGGATGGCCTGCTGTCTCTGGATGAGCTCGGATGCGCTGATCGGTTCTGCCGGCGCATCGGGATACCAGGCCAGTTCTTCCGCGTGTTTCTTTTTCCGGTCAGCAATCCGGCCGACTTCCAGGCGCTGGTTATACAGAGATTTTTCTTCCCGGTCTAAAACGGCCAGCTGGTCACCGACGCCGATAATCTGTAACAGTGTTTCCGCCTTTTCATCATTCCGGGCGTCCATGAATTTTGGAAGGTTCAGGGCCAGTTTTTCAATGAAGCTGTCTAAGAGCTGCTGACCGGCTTTCTTCCCTGACGGGTCGATGACATGAAGTGCAGATGATTTGCCTTTGCGTTCTACTACCAGGCCGTTACTGAGTTCGATGTGGATAGACGGTGGAGCGGCACTGCCGATGCGCTGTGATTCCGACGGCTTGAGTTTATTGCCCCCCAGAGCCCAGGCAATGGCATCCAATACGGAAGTCTTTCCCTGGCCATTCCGGCCGCCGATGACGGTCAGCCCGTTCTCCGTCGGCGTCAGCGTAACAGCCTTGACACGTTTTACATTTTCAATTTCCAGTTGTCTGATTTTTACTGACATATATCTCATCCTTTCTATGGTATAATCACACTCATAAGGAGGTGAGCCTAATGAGCGCGGAAGAAATAACAAAAGAAATCGTAGTCGCAATGATTCAAAAAGGATACTTTGATGAATGTACTGACAATCATAATCAATCGTCTCGAACAGACGAGCGAATTCGGTTAATATCTAAGGTATTTAGGGAAATATGTTCGACCGTCAAAGATGCGCGGTAATTATCATCACATTTTCTCTGATTTCCTTAAGAGTATCAGGATTTATTGTCGCTACAGAACTATGCATTGCGTCCTGTATTAAAAACAATGTCAGTTCTTCAAAAGCATTGGTGATTTTTTCTTTATTCTGATTTTGCAGTTCCATAAGTTACCTCCATCTGGTATAATGAATTTGAGTGTTTTTGTATGTGGTCGTTGTCTGGTGGTGCAGACAGCGGCCATTTTTTTTTAATGGACAATCAAATTGTTGACCCACATAATGTATCCCACCATGAGGATCATCACGAGTAATCCGCCCAGGAACATGGCGATAGATATCGCTGTGTCCGCCTGGCTTTCCAGTCTCATTATGTCTTCCAGGAGCCAGTCGTCCTGATTGTCCGGTGATTGTTCCAGTTCTGGCTCTGGGTTATGTCGGGAATTAATCCATGGTGCCGGCGTCTGTAATTCCTGTTTCATGTTTTTTCCCTCCTCACTGAACAAAGCTTTTTGTCTTCCAGAATTTTTCAAAATCGGCAATGTTGACGCGGATCATACGGTTATATGCGACGACACTGGTCCGCCATTTTTTACTGGCCCGCATCTCATTGATAAGAGCCCGTGTATGAGTCATGCCCAAATCATAAAGCTTTGCCAGATTGGCCGGACTGGCATATAGCTGTTCCAGCCGGACCACTTCTACATTTTTTGTCATGTGGCAATCTCCTTTCTTTATAAAATCCAATCTCCTGCCTGCTTTAAAATGTCGTATATCATAGCAGGTACATTATCACAGGCGATATTTACATACTGTACCGATCCGGACAGCAGGTCTGTTACTTCTACTAATTCATTTCCAAGTAGATCAAACTGGAAATGTTTATCGTCTAATGCCAGTGCCTTTTCAAAGTAATCTAATGCTTGTACTTTCTTTCGGCGCTCTTCCATAATCAAATCATCCATCTATGTCATCTCCTTTCTGCTCCCATCTGGTATAATGACCATGAAGGGAAGTGATGACTATACGTATTAATTTTTGCTCATAAACTTCTAATTCTGTTTATTTAAAAAAGGAGAGATTCTAATGGATCCAATCATCGTATCAGTAGCAACAGCAGCTCTGACCTCACTCACTACCAAAGGAGCTGACGCTCCTGCAAAAACGCTAAATCTGCTTTGGCAAGCAACCTTTGGTAGATGGGATGAAAAACTCAAGCAAACTGTTGAAGCGAATATTCGCCGTTATGCAAAAGACATCGATGATGAAGTAAGTAAAATCCCAAACGACTCAATTAATAATAATCCCGACATTAGTGTTATCGGGCCTGCATTAGAGGCATCAAAATATTACGTAGAAAAAACGGATGTACGAAAAATGTTTGCTAAATTAATAGCGGCTGAATTTGATGCACGAAGTTCTGATAAAGTTCATATTGCTTTTGTAGAAATCATTAAGCAAATGTCTGCTAACGACGCCAAACTATTGAAAATATTACCTAAGGTAGGCCCATTGGCTGAATTCAGACTATATGCCAATGATCGTAAGTCCTATACTTCTTTAGGCAAAGACATTATCTACATTCCAGGTTTGATAGAAACTAACTTCGAAAACAATGCAATTTCTATCAATAACTTATCCCGCCTTGGAATTGTTGAGTTGAGCCATGTTTCATCACTCGTTGACGAAACTATTTACAAGGCCTACGAAGTTTTTGATGAATATAAACAAGGTACAAAGATAGTTCAAGAGCATCCAGACAATTACAGTAGCATGGAAGTTTCCAGTGGGTCGTTTTCTATTACACCCTTTGGAGATGTCTTTAAAAAGATTTGCCTATAGTTTTTGGATTTTTTCCCACATAAACTCTCCCATCTTTACGGCCAACCATCCTGCAACGGTAACATTAATAATGGTTGAAACTAAAATCATTAGACAAATAAAAATATAGTTTTCCATTTTAGCCTCCAGATAATTAATTTTTTGAAGATTCCATATCAAACCATCTTTTTATTGATTCGCAGGAAAGGTCATCAAGCGCCAGCTTGGTGCCCTTTTCTTTATATTGACGGTCAATGATGGCTTTGATACGTCGCCATTCGTTCGCTTTTAGCCCATTCACTAATTGCAATACAATGGCTAATTTTTCTTCGTTCGTCATTTACGTGCCTCCTTACTGTTTAATTTTGTCACTTAACGCGTAACCTCATCAGCAAAAAAAATTTCTACAGGATTTTTGATGTTTAGTTCTTTAACCATTTTATACATCTCGTCTGAATCAAATACTCCTTTTTTCATTTTTTCATAAAAGGTTTTAGGTGAAATTCCTAACAATTCAGCAACTTGTACTTGAGATTTTCTTTCGCGGGCAATAATTCCACGTAATGCGTCTGTATCAACCATTTATATTCACCCCCTTTCTTGTTACGTAATACGTAACTTTCATAGTTAAAGTATACATTCTACATTGTTTCGTGTCAAGTGATTTTCGACCTAATTTAACACTTTTTTGTTGCGTAATAAGTAATTTTTGTGATATAATGCAGTTGCAAGACACATACTAATGATATCAAAAAGAGAGGACTTATTATGGCGATGTTAAATAGAAATATAAAAAAAGCAAGATTACAGCAGAATATGACTTTGGATGATGTCGCCAAAATTGTTGGCGTTAGTAAACAAACAATTCAGCGGTACGAATCAGGGGTAATTGGAAATATTCCATCAGATAAAATTGAAAAAATCGCAATAGCCTTACATACTACACCTGGAGCACTTATGGGCTGGGACTCAGACGCCCCTACAAATGATGGCTACTACACCGACCCGGAAGTTGCCCAGCTGGCTGAAGAGCTGCGTACAAACCCGGAGAAGCGCATCTTGTTCGATGCCAGCAAAGACCTGAGTAAAGACGATATCGATATTGTCCTGAATCTGATTCATGGATTGAAAGCAAAGGAAGGCAAGAACGAAGAGTGAATATTGTATTGACGTATCAGATACTGCCCTTCCACATCCGGGCACTTACACACGAAAACGAGGACGGCAGCTATACCATCCTGATTAATACCAACCTATGCCATAAACGACAAATGGCAGCCGTATTGCACGAACTGACGCATATTCAAGGCAATGACTTTACCAATGAAGAACAGGCTGACCTGCTTGAAAAGATGATTCATACGCAGAAACAAAACATCGTAGATTTGTCAGAGTTTGAGTTTTTTATTGCTTAAAAGACATCAGAAATAATCTCTTAATCGCAATGACTTATAGGAGTGATTTATTTTGAAAATTAGCAAATTAAGCATTAACAATTTTCGTCTTTTCAAGAATCAGGATTTTCTTTTAGGAAGATATATCACCATTTTTTCTGGGACTAACGCAGTTGGAAAATCAACATTACTAGGAATATTAGGTAATTCTAGTGAGTTGAAAATTAAAGACGGGCGCCCAATTCTACAAAAGCAATTTCGTACTGAATTTAGTGAAATTTTTAAAATGAGTCAAGATTTTGACCAAACTCAATCTAATATCTTAACTATTAATTTCGATGACGGTGACTCTAGAGTCTGTAGAATAACCTGGCAAACACACAAAAAAACTGATCTTAAAACAGCAGAAAAGCAAATTAAATTACGACCAAGAATTATCCCTGAATATGTAGATAAGAAAAGTAAAAAGCGACATTCTAAAAAGAAAAATTGGCCAACTTTATTTTTAGGGCTTTCAAGATTTTACCCTTTGGGAGAGTCTGATACCCAAGATTTAAAAAGGAAAAAATATACAGATAAATTCCCCACTCTCACAGAAAAGAGAAATAAAGCTTATACACAAATCCTTTCACTTCCTAATGACATAAAAGAAACAAGTACAATATCTATTGATGAGACTGCTAGAAAACAAGTCGTCGGAATCACTACTTCAAATTATGACTATCTCACTAATTCAGCAGGGCAGGATAATCTGGGGCAAATTTTACTTGCAGTAGATTCCTTTAGATTACTGAAAGAGTCTCGTAAGGAGCATTATAACGGCGGGCTTTTATTGATCGATGAAATAGATGCTACGTTACATCCTTCCGCACAAAACAGATTATTCGATTATCTCTTAAAATCAGCAAAGGAACTAGATTTACAAATTGTTTGTACTACACATAGTTTAAGCTTGCTAAGTTATATTTCAAAAAAAACAGCACATAATATTATCGATAATAACAATGTTATCGAACTGTATTATATGAGTATTGCTAATAATGTAGAAGAAGTAAAAACACTTAGAAATCCCCGATACGACGTTATTCGTTCACTGCTTCTAGAAGATCCAATTCTTCAAGATACACATAAGGCTCAAATTTTGACAGAAGATGATGAAGCTAGATGGTTCATAAAAAATATAATAAAAGGTACAACACTAGAAAATCATTTTAGCTTTTTACCTATAAAAATTGGAAAAAATTCCATGATATCTTTAATTAAGGGAGATCCGCTCTATGCCAGTACCAAAATTGTTATCTTTGACGGCGATATCCCTCAAGATCAATCAACACTTCACGCCATAGAAAATTTAAAAAATAATGAAGTTTATACTATATTAATACTGCCTGGTCGAATGTCGCCTGAGCAAACTTTAAATCATTTTTTAAGAAATTCTTCTGAAAGTTCTGACCAATATTTTGATCGAGAAGATTGTTTCTTACACGGAATAACCAGAACACTTTTCCAGCATGAGACTTTAACTGATCCAGATACGGTAAATAGAGATTCATATAAAAAATGGTTTCAAAAATATCAGACCACTTTCGATGCAACAAACTTATTTCATTTCTATGCCTTACAACATGAAAAAGAACTAAACGAATTTCGCAATCAGTTAGAAAAAGCTTATAACAAACTATCAAAAAGGATTTTCCTTCCTCCCCTATAACTAGCAATGGCCAACCTATATAGATTTTGATATACTTAATTTCAAAGGAGGTGACAATATGCCAAGTAATAATTCACCATTACGCTATCCTGGCGGAAAATCCCAGCTATTCAAATACATTTCTCATATTTTAGAAATAAACCATTTAGAAAATGCAACATATTGTGAAGCTTTTTGCGGCGGTGCAGGCGTGGCCATGTCGTTACTCTTAAATAATAAGGTAAGCCAAGTCATACTAAATGATTACGATCCGGCAATCTATTCCGTATGGTATGCGATCCTTAACCACGCCGATAACATGGTAAAAAAAATATTAAACACTCCTGTAACCTTGGAAGAATGGCATAAACAACGTGCCATATACAACCGACTAAAAAATATTCATGGGTATAATTTCGATTTAGCATGGGCAACATTTTTCTTAAATCGTACAAATCGGTCGGGAATTATTGAAGGCGGCCCTATTGGCGGCTTAAATCAAACCGCTAAGTATAAGCTTGACTGTCGTTTTAACAAGCCGAAGCTCGTCAAAAAAATACAAAAAATATATGCTCTGCGCAACAGAATACATCTTTATAATCAAGATGGTCGAGAGTTTATTCATCAAATCATTGAACCATTTGATGCAAACATATTTATTTTCTTCGACCCACCATATTTCAAACAAGGGAAAAAGCTTTACAAAAACGCACTTGATGTAGGGTATCACGCCGAACTATCTCAAATCATACAAGGTCTTGAACAGCGTCATTGGATAGTGACTTACGACAATGTTGAGGAAATTCGAGACTTATATGCAAACTGTGATGGTTGGCAGTACAAAATTCGATATACGGCCAATGAAAAACGCAGTGAGTCCGAGTTAATATATAAAAGCCCTATTACGCACCTTGACTCATTTGAACGCGTAACCTTAGAGAGAATATAAAATATTGAAAGGCACATATCATGAACCAAATCTTAACCGAAATCGACACCCTAAAAAATACACTGCGTGGCCTGCGCCCGCTGAGTAAAACCGAACTGCAACGGCTGCGCGATGAATTTATCATCGAGACGACGTACAATTCCAACGCTATCGAGGGCAATACGCTGACGCTTCGTGAGACGGCCCTTATCCTGCAGGAAGGCATTACCATTGCCGAAAAGCCCCTGCGCGACCATCTCGATGTCATCGGCTTCAAGGACGCCTTTTACTATATCATCGACTTGGCGTCGCACAACACGCCGCTGACGGAATCGGACATCAAGACGATCCATTCCCTCGTCTTGATGAACGACAGGGAAAACCGCGGCAAGTATCGCAACGTCCCAGTCCGAATTCTCGGCGCGCTCCATACACCGCCGCAGCCGTACATGGTGCAGCCGGCCGTTGAGCAGCTGATCCAACAGTATGAAGAATGGAAACAGGAAAGGCACATCATCGAAGCCGTGGCACTGCTCCATCTTGAATTTGAATCCGTTCATCCGTTCATCGACGGCAACGGGCGCACAGGCCGCTTACTGCTAAACTTTGAGCTAATAAAAAACGGCTTGCTCCCCGTCGACATCAAATTCACGGACCGACGCAAGTATTACGACTGCTTCGACGCGTACCACGCCGACAATAAAAATCCAGAAAAAATGGTATCGCTCATCGCCAAATACGAAAAGGCCGAATTAGAACGATACATCGAAATTATCAAACAATAAAAAAATCCCGTCTCCTGTTACCAGCAGAAGACGGGATGCGCCGGTGGTATTACCAGTACCGTACCGGCAATGTAAAAAGCCACCCAATGGGCTGATTTACGTTTACAGTATACCACGAATCAGCCTTTTATATCCATAAGGAGGTTGATATTATGTGGATGGAAAAAACAAAGACCGGTTATGCTTTCCGGGAAACATACGTTGAACCTTTGACAGGCAAACGGAAAAAAGTATCCGTGACGATGCCATCGAAATCCAATATGGCCAAAAAGGCCGCTGCCGAAAAGCTACAACTGATGATACAGGAAAAGACCAATTGCCACGGGACAAATGTATTGCTTTTCGATATCATTCAATCGTACATCAACAGCCGGCAGGGATTCGTAAAAGATTCTACTCTTCTCGGCTATCAGATGGTACAAAAACGGCTGCATGAATACTTCCCGGAAGATACCCAGGTACAACTGATAACTCCTGTATACCTGCAGGATGTCATCACCAGACTGGTAAAACGGTTTTCCTATGCATATGGCAAGAAAGTATATACTGTACTGAATGCATCATTCCTTCTAGCTGAACGCCTGGGGCAGATAGATTCGGCCGACGTTGTCCGCCGGATATCGGTACCAAAACCACAGCAGTCTGTGGAAGACGTTGAGCATAAACGGGAAAAGTTCTTGTCCAGGAAGGAACTGCATGATGTATTATCACGGATCCGTGAAAAATCTCCCACCGTGGCACTGATCTGCGAATTCCAGTCACTGACAGGGCTGCGTTTCGGGGAACTGGCAGCACTGCGTGACAAGGATTATGATGGGCATGAGATATATGTCAATGCTACCCTTGTATGGGCACGGAAAAAGGGAGACATTCCACATCGTGGCAGTCCGAAAAATATCTACTCTATCCGGCATGTCAAGCTGGATAAACGTGCCAGGGAAATCCTGGAACATTTCCAGCTACGGAATAAACGCCGGCGCCTTTGGGAACCAACACAACATGACAAGGATGACGAATCATATATCTTCACCAATACTGATGGCGGTCCCATAGATCTATCATACGTCAATAAGATTCTGCGTCAGATCCATTATGACAAACACCTGAGCACGCATATCTTCCGGCATACCCATATCAGTATACTGGCGGAAGCCGGGGTATCTCTCAAAGCAATCATGCAGCGTGTCGGTCACAACGAACCGGCAACGACATTGTCAGTCTATACGCACGTTACCGATGCCATGGAAAACGAAGCCGTCGAAGCTATTGAAAAAATAACCTAACCATTGAAAAGCGCATGGTTGTGCGGTTTATAGGCCTTCGTTCCCTATTTTTTTTAAACGAAATGCTCAAAAATTCCCTAATAGGGAATAGATAGGGAATACCTATAGTTCTTTTGTGATAATATGCGATACGGAAATATTTTTATAAACACGAAAACGGCCCTGTACTAAGCGATTTATGTATCGCTATATATCGTACAGAGCCGTTTCATTGCTTTGGCGGAGAGAGAGGGATTTGAACCCTCGGTACAGCTGTAGCCGTACACATGATTTCCAATCATGCTCCTTCAGCCACTCGGACACCTCTCCATGCCTTACACATTGTTGCACTCTATGAAGTTTTCACGGTGCTGTCGGGATCAACACCCAATGTGTAAATATGGTCGGGGCGACAGGATTCGAACCTGCGACCTCTTAGTCCCGAACCAAGCGCGCTACCAAACTGCGCTACGCCCCGTCACCTGACTTGTATATAATACCATATTCACAACAAAAGTCAAGTGAAATATTTACATTATTTTGCCATGTCTTTAGGTTTGCTGATACCTTCTGCCAGAGCCGTCGCAACCAGAAGGCCGGCCTACTTACGGGCTTTCTGTTTCCGGTCGTTCCGTTTTTTCCAGAGGAATCCTCCGGCCAGGGTAACAGCAACCAATATGCCCTGAATCACCGTTTCATTTCCTTTTCCATAGGGAAAATACGGATCCGTTGCCAGCATCCCGCCGGCAGCCCAACCGAGGATGGC